TTTGCACAAGTTGAGTTTGGTGTTGATGATATAGTCAGGTCTGGTTTAGTCAAGAGTTATATCACCAGTAAACACACCTTAGGTTTGTAATGTTCACTCACATTGAATGCGAACTGCCTAAACTAAAAAGGCAGAATATAGATGGTGCTAGGTATTACACTGTCAATGGTAGACCGATGGTCTCTATCACTTCAGTCACCTCCCATTGGAATAAACAAATCTTTGTTGACTGGAGGAAGAGGATAGGTGAAGCAGAAGCAAATAGAATTACAAGACGTGCAACCTCCAGAGGTACTGCTACACATAGTTTAATAGAGAATCATTTACTCAACAAGGAGGTAGAGTTTGATAAACCTAGTCCTAAGATGTTGTTCTTGCAAGCGAAGGAAACTCTAAAAAATATAAATAATATATACGCTCTTGAGGAAAGTCTTTACAGTGAGGAGTTAGGTGTTGCCGGTACTGTCGACTGCATCGCTGAATATAATGGAGAGTTATCTATAATTGATTTCAAAACAGCAGAGAAACCTAAACCTAGGGATTGGATAGAGAACTATTTTGTACAGGCAGCAGCGTATGCTTGTATGTTCTTTGAACGCACGGGTATTCCAGTCAAGAAACTTGTCATCATTATGACATGTGAGAACGGAGAGGTGACAGTTTACGAAGAGTATGATAAGATAAAGTATATGAAAAAACTAGTCCTTTACATTCAAAAATTTGTCGAAGAAAAAATCAATGAGTGCCAAAACTAAGATGCGTGAGATCTTGAAGAACAGATTACTCTGTCAAGATAAATTTACTAATGACATTGAAAACTTAGTTAGTAACAACGATTCAATGAACTACATTGAAGCAATCTGTCACTACTGTGACGAGAATAATATAGAGGTGGAGTCTGTCTCCAAACTCATTACTAAACCTTTGAAAGAAAAACTCAGAGGGAATGCTACCGACCTAAATTATCTAAAGAGAACATCAAAGGCAAAATTCTTTAGCATCTAATGAAGATCAAGGAGTGGACGTTTGGAAAGATCCACAACCAACTACCTGAGGATAGACTTAGAGAGATAGCAAAGAGTGTTGATTATGTGAGGGAGCAAAGAGGATTTTGGATAAGTAATTTTAGACAGTGTACAGAGGAAGAGATCAAACAACTAGAGGAGGAGCGTCCTACTACTAGGTTACTCAGTATACATGTCATCAACGGATGTAACTTAGCATGCAGAGCATGTAATCATAACAGTAGTTTACTAGGTGTAGACAGTAGAGTAGATATAGATGCACTCAAGAAGGACATAGAAAATATACTACCAAAGATATATGTGTGGAGTCACATCAGTATCATAGGTGGTGAACCATTACTTGAACCTAGAACTAAGGAAGTTGTTACTGTAACAAGAGAAATAGCAGAAGCAACAGGACAGAAATGTAATATAAAACTATTCAGCAACGGATCAAGATTGCTACAGGAGAAGGAGTGGATTGCTGATGAGATGTTGAAAGGTATAGTGTTCAGACTTACCTTCCATAAACCATGGTACACACCACAAGGATCTGTCAACTGGGAGAACGCAGCAAAGTTTGTTAGGTATCTCAAGTCTAGAGGTGTGGACACAGAGAATCTACTAGAGTTTAGTGAAGCATTTAGATTACTAGATGGTAAACCTAGACAGTGGTTTGATATTGTCAAGTATGAAATCAATGATGACAGTATAAAATATTATCCTTTCGAGGAGGGTGATCCTGTAGAGAGTTTCAAACACTGCTCATGTCCTAACAGTCAGTTATATAATGGACACCTATGGAAGTGTCCTATGATATCATATCTCAGAGAATCATTGGCAGCAACAGATCAGATAGATGATCCAGCATGGAAGAAGTATCTCGACTACAAACCCACCAGTATCGATGCATCACTAGATGATATCAAAGAATCATTTGATGAAGTGTTGAAACCTCATGACATTTGTACGATGTGTCCACGCAATCCTGTGTGGTTTACTGCAACTCAGCAATTAGATGCTAGAATGAAGAAAAACGTACCGATGTATGCTGAAGAGACCTATGACACCGTTTGATACTTACAAAGAGTATCTTGCATTCAAGAACCACTTTACTAGAGAGAAGTATGATTACCATAAGTATGGTGGTAGATCGAAAGCAAAGATAGAATCATTCTACAAGAGGAAGGATCGATATTTCTTTGAGAAAACATCAAGGAAGTACAAGGACAATGAGATACATAATTTCTTTCTTGCTAACTTCGTAGCAACAGATAACCCTGAGGGTGTGTGGATAGGAAACATAATAAGATCAGGAGAGGTAGTATATAAAGATTGGATGAGGAGATCAGAGAGTATGTTCTATGACTTCAAGTCTCAAACTAATACACTACTTGATACACATGAGATTGATCAATTATTTGACACCTCTGAAGGTCATCCACCACTACTAAAGGAACATCTAGCAGGTAGGTTTAGTGTAGAGAACATGTGTATCTTTGAAAAGTTATTCAAGTACTGTGATCAGTTTGATAAAGATCTAGATGACCCTGTATGGAAGGCAGTAGGTATGAAGATAAGAAAGTACCTACCCTTCATGAAGATAGACAGAGAGAAGTATAAGAAATTCATACTCAATGTCTAGTTGTATTACATGTATAAAAATAGGAGACAAGTTTGACTCACAATATGTGAACAAACTTTATAACATGGTGCGTCTACAAACTGATGCACCTTTTTATTGCTTTACAGATAACCCTACAGATATAAACCCTGATGTTATTGTTGTTGACATAGATGTTAGTGAGTATATGTCATGGGATAATTGGTGGGCAGCATGGTGGAAGATTGAGATGTTTGTGCATCCAATATTGTTATCGTACGATAGAAAAATATTCTTTGATCTAGATGTGATAATTCATGGTGATATATCACAGGTGCTGGATCATGATGCAGATTTTGCATTGGTATACTCTACATGGAAGGGAGTCCCATTCAAGATAAAATATCCTAAGAAGTCATTGTATAACTCAAGTGTTATAGTGTGGAAGGATGCATCTAATGTGTACAATCATTACATGAAGTCACCACAGCAATTTGTTTCAAAGTATGCAGGTACAGATGACTTTTATCACAATGAAAAGATAAAGAGGACTGCACTACCACATATAATATACTCCTATCGTGACGGAGAAAAACCTAATCAGTATAATAGTTTTGAGTTTAGGAAACACAAGTCAATAGCACTACTACATCAGGAACCTAAGAACCACATGCTTGACAAACACACCCACCCGATAGTAGAATGGTGGATATAAATATTGAAAAAAGATAAGTGATGGCAGAGTTCTTCCAGTCAGATACAGTAAGAAAAGAGATGCGAGACATCTATGAGATGCAGAAAGAATTGTACGATGTCATACTAAAGTTTCCATACATGAGTCAAGAAGCAAAGTGGGAACACATAGAGACATTGAAAGAACTATTAGAGAAGCAACAGATCATGTGGACTAGGATGTCATTGTCTGATGATCCAGAAGCAATGAAGATGAAGGAAAGATTGATAGCACAGATAGAAATACTAGGGTTCGGTAGCACAGACATGGGAACTATATTTTCTAACATGAAAGATACCCTAGATAAGATGCAGTCACAATTGAAAAGGTAATGTCATTCCTGATTCATAATTTACCACCGTACTCGGTGTATGTGAGAAAAGAATTCCTATACGACCATCAGAAAGGTCATGGTGATATAACACCTGGCACATGGATTTCAGTCAAGAGTGTGCAGCACAAAGCATTGTACTTTGAGACATTATTGACTGACTATGGTGCATTGTTTGATAAGTTACCTATCAATGCATTCGTATGGAAGAAAGACTATGATCCTGATGAGTTACTACCACTTGATACACTACAGTTATGGGATTGCTTTGACTATGATCTGACTGTCATAGAGAAACCATTACTCAATCGGTGTTCATTCTTTGGTAAGGACAAACAGATGCATGATGGACAGTATTGTTTTACGATTGATAATTGTCATGCTCAGTCATCAACCTTGAACACAAACTATAGTCAGGATGATCCAGAACATAAATCATTCAACATTATAGCATTAGATAACGGACAGTTTGCTGCTCAACCTAACAATAGAATACAGTGGAGAGACATGAGTTTGATACCAGAGGACAAGAAGACACCAGACTTTGAGGTGTGCTCTCAAAACTATCAGGTAGAGAACACAGAGAAGTGGAGTGTCGGACACACTACAGAATGGGCATACAAAACTAAGCATGAGTTAGCAGACATTGACGATCAGTACGCTCACCATTTCCAGAACAATGAAGTTTGAATTTGAGCACACATGGGGTGGAAAGGATAATTGGTATACTAAATCTAAGAGATGGGCAAAGAAAAAATCTCCCTTCATATCACACCTACTATTAGGTTTGATAGAGTGGTTGTATTATAAGTGGATTGATGCTAAGATAGAGAATACAATGAGAGATGTCGACGCTCAAACAAAACAAATCTTGGAGGACTGGGATGAACCAAAACGAGAACCACTTGTCGTGGAGAGAGGAGTATTTGGAGATGAAGGCTGGTCTATCGAAATTACAAATCCAATTGTTGAAAGAGGGTCCTCATCAACTGGCACAATCGTGGTTCCTCCAAGCGATGTACAACGATTACAAGA